GTCTGTGTTTGCTGGAACATTCTGTGATGACAAATAGTCAAAGTTCATATTGCAGCCACGAAGATTACTCTTGTCTGTCCAATAAGACCCAGCCCCTGCGCTGTGGCTAGTTATTTCAGTACCAAACTGACCTCGTCCATGCTTTGCGACTGCTCCACTCTTTAGCCTTCTAACTCCAGAAACAGTCTCGTACTCTGGCTCAGAATATATTCTTATTAAACCTGTTGGGTATATCTTTCCATTAAAGGAAAGCTTTGAGAAGTAGTTGTGGTATTCTTGAAGGCTTGTAATCCATACATTGTTTTCTACTTGAGGGAAGAGCTCATCTCCCGTTGGAATTTGAGGAATGCTAAACTGAATAGCATCGTATCTAATTATTTCTCCATTAGCATAAACGTACCCATTATATCTTGAAACAAAATAAGAAATACCTTCGCCAATGTCCATTGTATTGTTAACTACTACTCCATTACGAACTATTGGAATTTCTGCTGAAAGATCTGAGTTAAGTGGTGCTGCACCCAAGGACCAAGAGTTTGCTTGGCTAACTACATCATTTGAAGTTGTTGGCTTATCCTCTCCAGATATTTCCCACAAAAGTGATGGGGCATAAACGTAAGATCTATTTTTAGAGATACTGCTTGCTTGCTTAAGAGACCCTAAAGTTTTTTGTATGTATCTAGTCTTATAACTAATTACTCCATCATTAAAGATATCGTTTGATCGATAGCTTAAGTCAATAATATTTGCAAGAGCTGTTTGCGTTCTAGAGTTTTTAACTATACCGCTTTTAGCAGAGTCTTTAGATCCGTAAAGTGTCATAACTGCTGGACGCTCTAATTCTGTTGGCAGAATATATCCCTTGCTCATCATTACAAAGTTATTCTCCTCATCAAAAAACATTGCAGATTGAGATGAAACTGCTAAATCTTCCAGTGCCTCTGCAACAGAAGTATCTGGTCCAACATAGAAGTATGGAATAATTAGTTCGTTTTCTCCTGGGTTTCTTTTAAAGACGTAGTTTGAAAATCCAATAGAGTCTAGCAGCAAAGAGACTGCATAGCTAAGAGAGGCATTTTGGATTAACAATTCTGGAGCAGTAAGTGATTCAAAGTAAAACATTAAGTCTCTTAGTGGCAGGTTAACTGTCCTATTTGTTGGAGCTAAATCTGGGAAGCCGTCTACGTACATTGTCTTGATAGGTATGTGATAATGAAAATCACCTACACCTCTAACTATTTCATAAAACTTAATTTGTAAATTCTTAGCAATATACTTTGAAATAATGCTATTCTTGTTCTGAGTGTTGAAGGCCTGATCATAGTCAAACAGCGACAGGGAGCCCGTAGAGGCCAGCAATTGCCCTACAGGCATTCCAGTTACCCCCAGGTCAGATGCGGGCTTAGAGACGGAGAATCCAGTAGTCTTTTCGGAAAGGTCTGCTGTCAGTCTTGGAGAAATTTCAATAATGTCTAGGGTAGAGTCTTGCTTGTTCATAGATTCTACCACAACCCTTATACCCTGAATATACTGGAACTCTGTGTAATATTCTTTATTGTCTAAAGCTCTTATGTATTTTTTAGGACTAGTTAAGTCAGTGACCATTCCAGACTGATCAGTAGTTACATCTCTAGACAGCTGCCAGCCATAAGAAGGCACGAAGGTCTCATATCCAGTTTTTGTAAAGATGTGATATGTACCAATGTCGCCCTCGTTTTGTTTTATTAAAAAGGCAGATCCAATTGCTGGACTAATTGGCAAAAAGCTAGAAGCAGAAATTTCTCCAATAAAGATAAAAGTTGTTCTATACTTTTCTGGAATTTTAAGGCCATAGGAAATCTCTGCATATCCGTCTGGACCAATTACTGGAAGTTGATCTAAGGATGAATTAAAACCAAAGAATGAGACTGCATCAACCCAATTATTTTTTTCTAAGTATTGAATTTTCCATTTTACTGGAGTAGTCTGATTTGCATCTCCAAAAAATGGATCATCAAATGAAGAGCTTGAGTTTCTAAAAGGTCCAAGGTCTTTTGTTCCGACCTTAGTTTGCATTTTTACAATAATTTTGTTTGCTGGAACTGGTTCTTTATAAACAACAAATGGACAAGCATCATCTATATGGTTTGTTCCATTAATTTTTTTATTTGCAATTCCTCGTTCTATTCCATCTTCTGTTCTATAAGATGTCCAGTATTTAAACTTATCATCTTTGCTAGACATATAGAATCTTGGTCTTTGTGCCAGATCAATATTGCTGTGATGAGAAAATTGATTATCAAAATATCTTAGCTTGTTAATTCCAGATCTAGGTCTAAACTTTGTAAAGCAATCCTCCAAAGAATAGAGCATCTTTTCTTTATCTTTTATTGAAGTAAAAACTTTCGGAGTTTGGTTATCGTCTTCAAATCCACCATCTATAACAACATCTGCGTCTGTTGCATTAGTATAAAAATTACCCTCATCATTCTCGTCAAAAGTATTTATTAAATTTTGATATTGAGGATAGTCTGTATCGTTTGGCCTATATCTATAGTTTCCAACTCTGTAAATATTATCCGAAAAGTTTAAGTTCCACTCTCCGATAATCAAGGACTCAGTATTGATTACGGATGAAGACTCTAGGTGATTCTTTAACTGGCTATCCCCTAGCATTTAAGCCTCTTCCAAGCTTAATGAAACATTCCAGAGATCAAAATTAGTTCCTCCACGCTTAACTACAGAATAGTTAAAGTCTGAGAAAAACACTTCTATAACTTCGTTATACTTATTTAAATTATTATAGCTTGACTCTTCATTTCCAAATGTTGGATAGTTGTCATAGGCTAGATAAATCCAAAAAGATCCAGGGTGGGTGTTGTACCAATTTAGGATTTCTGCACCACCTGCACCACCGTCAGTTGTATACTCATATAGATTATTGCTAGAGTAAACACTCTTTCCCTGTGGAACTGCTATTGTTTGTCCGTTAAACTCTTCCTCTACTCCTGCTTCTGCAGCAAAGTTTGGGGTTGATGCAAAAGACCTAGATGGAAGGTTATTCCAAGAAACATCTATTCTTAGTTTGTCTGAAACAAAATAAGATCTCATTCTTCCGTTAATGGTTCTTTGACGATTTTCAATTCTTTCGCTTTGAAAAGATAGCTCAGACCTGTTGTCATCAGAAAGAATCATAAACTCATTTAGATCTTCTGTTGTAGCGTTACTAGGAGTCTTAGCACCAAACTCAACACCATTTGGAACGTGATATCCATCAACTACTGTTCCTGAGTTATTTGCAAAAAGAATAGCTTGTGGTCTAGCGTACTTAGACCTGCCAAGAAGATAGGTTTTATTTGTTATCATCGTAAGCCAACTCCCCTGATTCTTTGAGAATCAATCTGTTTAATCTGTGTCATTACAGTCTTTGCAATTTGGCTTGCATCTGCATCTGTCTTTACATTTACGTTAACGCTATAATTATACACTGAATCTCTTAAGGATTTTCCAGAGTTTATTGATTCTAGATTATCTACCCCAAAATTTTGCACAGCTTGCTTTCTAATAACAAACTCTCCAGGTGTCAGCATTGCTGGAATAGTGTCTGTGCCTCTCTTAGGCATGCCTGGGAATCCACCACCTGCCATGGACTTGCCAATCATTCCTCCTGCTGCGTAACCCTTTACCATTCCTCCAGTAGCATAGTATCGCCTGTTAACCTCATCTTGAATCTTATTGACCTGGGCCTTTGTATACCCCTCAGCCATGAGCTTCTTAATCCTAGCCTGACCATTTCCATACTCTCCACGGTAAACTCTTCTAGCCATATCGGCAAGGTTTAGTGCCTTTTCTTTAGGTGGTGTGTTGGCAGCTGGGGTATTGGCAGCTGGTGTGATGGCTGGTGTGGCGGGTTCTGCTACTGGATTTCCAGACTCTATTTGTTTTACTGCACTGACAGCTAAAGCATTTGCATCTTTTAAGGCTTGAGCATAGTCTAAGGTTGCAAACTTAGCTTTCTCAATGCTTGTTTGAACCGCAAGCCACTTATCAGATTCCTGATCAAGCTTTAGCAGGGCTTCGTCTCTAGCAGCAATAAGAATTCTATTGTTCTCTAGAGCAGGCTCTAGCCTGCCTTCCTCTATTTCAAAAATCTCTTTTTGAAGGTCTTTAATAGTTTTCTCAATCTGTTCTCTTGTCTTGAGTTCGCCATTAACTAACACAGACACTCTTAGAAGTTCTTGCTGCCTTGCTTTTTCAATAAGGTCTTCCTGTTGAGCAGATGAGTCAGAAACAAACTGTTGCTGAATCTGCTGCATTGCAGATGCTGCTGCACCAATGTCTCCAGAAGAAAGTGCGTCAGCCAAAGAAAGCTGGTTCTTTTGCTGCTGTGCAATATTATCGTTGACCGCTTTAATCTTATCTAAAGCTTCAAGTCTCTTATCATATTTTTCATTAATAACCTCTTCTTTATCAGATATTAATGTAAGCCCAGCTTCTTGATCGTCTAGCTTATATTGAATTCCAGCAATTTTGTTTTCTGCATCCCGAATTATTTTGTCATCTGCAGCTGTATCAATTTTAAACTTAAGCTCAATAGCAGTTTTGTCTGCGTCTAGCTTACCCTGAATTTTATCATAAAGCTCACCAAACTCTTCTTCTGCAGTAAGGGTTGCTTTTTGTGCAGCTAGGCCTTTTCTTAATGCATTGTCTACATCTTCAATGGCTTTTTTCCTAGCTACAGCACCGTCAGTAGCTGCTGCAGATGCATAGGCTGCTGCCACATCTGCATCTCTTGAAAGCTCTACAGCTTCTACATAACTGTATCCAGCCTTAATTAAAAGATTTCTAGCAGTGAGTTCATCCTTAGAAGCTACACCTAATTTTTGCTGAGACAGAACAAAGTCT